ATCGTGCGCTCTTCCAGCCGCGTGAGTACCTATCCGTGGCTGGGACGCACAACCAAGTTCCGCGAATGGCTCGGCGATCGAGTTATCCAGGCACTCGAAGCGCACTCCTATACCATCGCGAATCGCAACTTCGAAGACACCGTGTCGATCGATCGCAATGACATCGAAGATGACACCTATGGGGTCTATGAACCCATCATCGAGCAGCTCGGATGGGACACCAAGGTTCATCCCGACATGCTGCTCTTTCAGATGATCAGTAACTCGGTGACGACTCCTTCAAGTGTCATCGGTTACGATGGACAGCCATTCTTTTCAGCGACTCATCCGGTAGGTCCGCTGGGACGCGCGGACGCCGACACGACCGCCTCCAACATCAATAGCTCCGGGTCGGGCTCTTACTGGTTCCTGATCGATGCTTCGCGCGCGATTCGGCCTTTCATCTTCCAGCTGCGGCGCGAGTATGCCGTTACCAGGATGAGCTCCATCACCGACGAGGCGGTATTCAATCGCCGCGAGTTCCGCTACGGCGTCGATGGACGCGCCAACACTGGAGTAGGACTCTGGCAGCTGGCCTATGCGAGCAACCAGGACCTCTCGAATCCGGTGAACTATGGCGCCGCGCGCGCCGCGATGCGTTCGTTCAAGACCGACGCCGCCATGCCATTCGGCTCGCTGGCGAGCGGTAAAGGCGTCTACCTGCTGGTTCCTCCTTCCCTGGAAGAAGTAGCACGTCAGCTGCTCAATTCGGAATTTATGGCCGGCACGGGCTCCAGCTCGGGCGTGTCTACTACCAACATCTGGCGCAACAGCGCGGACCTGATTGTAAGCGAGTATCTGTCCTAGGAGTGAGTATGAGTTACGCGGTGCCGCAGGACATGATTAATCGCTATCCGAACCGCGACTTAGTCCAGCTGACGAACGAGGATCCGACGATTACCACCATCAACACGGCGCCCCTGCAGCAGGCGCTGGATGATGCCTCGGCGGAAATCGACGGATATCTGGGTGGGCGCTTCACGCTTCCTTTGACCGATGTCCCCGAAGTGCTGAACCGGCTGACCTGCGATGTTGCGATGTATCGTCTGCAGTGTTTGCGGCCGATTCATGACCTTGCCGACGCGCGCCTTCGCTACGACGACGCGATAGCTATGCTGACCAAGGTAGCTGCCGGTGAGATGACCCTGGGCGTGAGCGCCGATGGCAATGAGACTCAAATCGCACCTCGCGACGAAGAGACTGTAGGTCCGAAACGCATCTTCAGCCGCAAGCGGATGCGGGGATTCTAGGGCCATGGGAGTTATCCTCGACACGCCATGGGTGGGGCAGCAATTTTCGCCCCCTACGGCGCTCGATATCGCCACTATCGAGACGGCCATAGTGAGCCGGCTGCAAGCGATGGTGACCGCGATAGAGATAGTTCACTTCCCGGACAATCCGAAGAACTATCGCCTCACGCATAGAATCGGCGCGGCGCTGGTCGTATATCGCGGCTCCGACTACGGACGGCTGGTAGATACCAGGTCGATCATCCAGGAACGCAAAATGGAATTCGACGTTACCGTACTGGTCCGCGACCTGGGATGGAGCGTTGGCGGGCCTCCTGGAGCGACCTCCCCGGGGGCCTATGCCATCCTGGAAGCGATCCGCGCCGCGCTGACCGGTTATCAGATTCCCGGCGCGCGCAAAATCTACATGGTGCGCGACAAGTTCGTGGAGCGGGACACCGAAGGCGGCTTGTGGATCTACCTTCTCAGCTTCGTTCTCACGACGATGGCGGTGGAAGTGTCGACCACTGAGGACTTCCCGCTCTTCATCAAGGGTGTAGCTCTGGAGGAGGGCGGCGAGACCACAGTTACTGCCGGCGCGACAGAACTTACCTTCAACTCGCAGAATCAAATTCAACTTCCGAACCAGAACATCGTAACTATCGAAGTTAGCACCCTTGGTGGTTCGGCGTTCCTGTCAGGAACGGACTTTTCGCTTGATGCGGTGAATGGAATCGTGACCCGCATCTCGTCGGGCGCAATTGCAAGTGGCGCGACGGTCAACATTGCCTGGAGTTACGCCGACACGGTGGTCGCGTCACTAGGAGAGTCATCGCCAGAGGTATGACGCGATGAGCCTCGCCTCGAGATTCAACTTAAACACACGGTGAAAACATGCCAGCAAGTTTCTTACACGGAATAGAAGTGATCGAAGTGGATAGCGGACCCGTTCCTGTGACGGTGGTTAAGTCGGCCGTGATAGGGTTAGTCGGCACCGCGCCGTTATGGGCGGTCCAGTCTCCCGCGACGCCGCCGGCCATTAATACGCCGACGCTGGTTTCATCGGCGCTCGATGCCGCGAACTTCGGACCTATCGTAAAGGGATACACGATTCCCTACGCATTGGCCGCGATCCAGAGTCAGGGCGCAGGCCAGGCGATCGTGGTTAATGTATTCGATCCCACCAGACACTACACCTCGATCGCGGCCTCGGCGTTCACCTTCAATGCTCAAGGTGCGATCAATTTGGGGCACATGGGCTTATCGAATGTGGTGGTGACAAGCGACCCGGCCGGCACCACCTTTGTGGCCAACACCGATTACACGCTTGATCCGGTCAATGGGGTAATCACGATTGTTCCCACTGGATCGGGAGGTCATATCGCGTCCGGCGCGACGGTATTGGTGGCCTTTAACTATGCCGATCCGACCAAGGTTCAGGACTCCGACATCATCGGCGCAGTTACCAGCGGCGTCTACACCGGCATCCAGGCTCTGCAGACCACTTATGGTACGATGGGATTCTTCGCCAAGATTCTCATTGCGCCCGGATACTCGCAAAACGCGGATGTCGCGACGGCCGAGGTAGCGCTGGCAAACAAAATCCGGGCGGTAACACTTATAGATTCGCCTCCTTCGACACCGGTGGCGAGTGCTATAAGCAATCGCGGCGTTACCGGCAACGCCTTCAATAGTTCCAGCGTCCGCGCGGTCCTGTGTTACCCTCAAGAGACCTTCTATGATACGGGGATCGTTCCTACCGGGGTAACTCTGAGCGCGACCGGCGCGCCGGTAACATCGCAATTCAACGAAGTAGCGGTCGGCCCGTACTCCTCATGGGTGGCCGGCGCGATTGCCGCCCGTGACCTGGCGAATGGTTACTGGTGGTCGCCTTCGAATATGGAAGTAGAAGGTATCCTGGGGCCCGACGTGCAGATCTACTCGTCGGCAGTCGATGCTTCTTCGGATGTCAATACCCTCAATGCCAGTGGCATCTTGACCGTATTCAACGCCTTCGGCACTGGTCTGCGGGTCTGGGGAAACCGTTCATCTGCATTCCCTAACTATACTGAGCCAGACAACTTCATCAATGTGCGTCGCACGATGGATATTATCGAGGAATCGGTCGAACTCGCGATGCTGCAGTTCATCGACCAGCCGATTTCCAACGCACTCATCACGGCGATTCTTGCATCGGTAAATGCTTTCCTGCGAACCCTGATCCAGAGAGGTGCGCTGGTAGCAGGTACTGCGAGCTACAATCCTTCGGAAAATCCTCCCAGCCAGATCTCAGCGGGCCAGTTGGTATTCGACATTGACGTGATGCCGCCGCCGCCCGCCGAACGCCTGACTTTCCAGACCTTTATCGACGTGTCGCTGCTCGCGCAGCTCGGTCAGACCAGCGCCCAGACCAGCTCAGCGTCAGCGACAGCTTAGTAACTTCGAATAGCTATCGAGGTAGCGCATGAATATTCAGATCAATTCTCTCGCCAATGCCAACATCTATATCGATGGTACCGGCTTGCTCGGACGCGCCGAAGAAATCGAAATCCCGCAGCCGAAGCATAAGATGCTCGACTACAAAGGTCTCGGGATGGTCGGTACCGCGGAATTGTGGAGCGGAGTGGACAAGCTCGAGGCGAAGGTCAAGTGGGCGTCGTTCGACCCGGACACTTTGACGATGGCCGCCAGCTCGTTCCAGACCCATTCGTTCCAGGTGCGTGGAAGCCTCGAGCAGTACACCAGCCAGGGACGTTCGGCGGAGCTACCCGTGATCTATCTGATGACGGGAATATTCAAGGATGCAGGCACCGCTAATTTCAAGCAGCAAGCGATGGTGGAGACCAATTCTACCATCAGCGTTTATCATTGCGAGCTGTACGTTAACGGCACTCAGATTTACCTGTATGACGTGTTTGCGAATGTTTATGTCGTCGGCGGGGTTGACCAGCTCTCCACCTTCCGGACCAATCTCGGCGGCTAAGGCGGACTAAGACTCAGCTGGATGGCATCGTAACAGAACGACGAGAGGTGTCCGATGAAAGCTGATGATCTAATGGTGAATGGTGTGAAACTTCAGGAGGCTTTAGAACCGATGACGCAGGATAGCACCGTGCTGGTCCTTCCCTCGGGTCGAACTGCCATTGTTAAAAAGGGTGTCGGGCGCGATCTAATGCGCGCGCAACGAGTGGTGGGCGCCTCCAATGATCCTACTGCGGTGGTATTTGCGTTGATTGCCGAGTTGGTCGAGATCGATGGCGAGAAGATCGTCTATGAGGATCTCCTCGCGATGGATCTCAACGATGTGCTGGCGTTGCAGTCTGAGGTGGCAGGCGCAAATTTTCAGGGCCCTCCGCCGGCGCCTTCGCAGCCCTCGTTCACTTCGGATTCGGAGTAGACGAGCTGGCGGCGATGGACTTCGGTGAGCTGAGGTATTGGTTGAAGGCGGTCAATGAGTACCATCGGCAAGCCGTCGAATCCGCCGGCGGAGGGCGTTAGTCAGATGTCGCTGGTAGGCGTAGTGGGAGGAACATCTCCGGTAGTTGGGGGAACGTCGCCGGGCTCAACGCTGGACTTTGCGAGTTTCCTTAAGCGAGCGTTTTCGCGAGCCTCTACGAATACCTCGCGCGAGCCTTGCGCGATCGCCAGGACCAGCCTGATCGCAAGACGTAGGGTTCCTATAACGAATGCGCCCATCGCGCCAAGTCCGAACATGAAAATAACGCCCTCGGGACTTCCACCCCACAACAAGAACCGATTCAATTGGTGCCAGTAATCGTGCATTTGGTTTCGACTCTTAATGCATTGGCTGAGGTCTCAGCGCAATGAGTGAAAGGTCCAACCGCAGCGATCATGTCGACAACCTCGCGGCCTTTGCAACTGCGATATCCGCCGCCACGGAGCGCGTGAACAACTTCAGTTCCCGAATCGCAGCCCTCTCCAATATTTCCATAAACCCGGCAGTCAACATCCCGAGCCTGTCTTCTACTGCAGCACAGGTGATAGCGCAAGGTCAATTGTTAACGACATACTGTCAATGCCCGGCGACGACTTCTCCGCAAACAACGAGCGAGACGTGGTTGACGCACCTTCAGGCAGCCGAAAGCGCATTCGTTACAAGTGCTGCACTCCTTGGAGGAACGAAACTGTGGGCGGACGCGATCAAGTGGCACTGGGCAGGCGTGCTTGGACGGATCGTCAAGACCGGCGCAGGTATGTTGGGTCGGATAGCAGGTCGAATTGTGCGAGCCATCGCCGAGTCCGTGGCTCTAGCCATCGTTGTAGATGCAGCAGGAGAATTGGTTGCAGCGGTGGCAGCTCTGGCAGCGAGCGCTCCACTTGCCGCTATAGGAGCTACTGCGCTGGTCGGCACAGAGGCATATGTGGCTTGGCGTGAGCGGGGCGCAATCGCACGCATCATTCCGAGCTTGGGCGCGGCCATTTCTCATGAAGCGATGAAACTCTGGACCGAGCTCGAAACCACAGTTTTGGGCGGCTCTGAGGATGATGGTGACAAAGGCTCGCTGCCGGCCCGTGACCGGATAATTCGCCCATCCAGGCAGGGCTCGCTAAGCAGCATTTTACCCCCGATTGCGGATTCCATCGGGGCAAACCTAGTATCCCCGCCCTCGTTGTATGCAAACGGTTTCCTTGGATCGTTGATCCCAAGGTCGTTCTATGGCGCAGCTGCGGTGATGCTCGCGGCTCCGCTCCTGGCAGCACCCGAGCAGGCGGCGATACGAGTTAGAGGCAGCAGCGCAGAAGTCATCGCCTCCAATTCGGTATTCATCAACTCATCGCCGACGATAACTATCAATGCCTCTGACTGTGGCGACATCGAACAGCGCGTGCTCGAGGCCCTTAGGAAGAATCGCGAAGAGCTATACGCGCAATGGTGCAATGAGTTGCAGCGTCGCCAAAGGACGGAATTCTGATGTTTGCGATACTAGGAGAGGTTCCATTCCAGATAGTTGGCTCCCCGGAGGCGCTTAGCGACAGTCGTAGCTATGACTATGCGGAACAGCGCGTCATCCAGGCTCGGCCTCGCTTGCAATGGCTCGCCGACGACCTGATGACGATTCGCATGGAGATGCTGCTTCATCGCTCGTTCACCGAACCGGCCGCGGGCTTGTTAGCGTTGCGCGGGGCGGCGGAGACGCATTCGGCGCTGCCGCTGATATTTGGCAACGGGGATTTTCGCGGTTACTTCGTCATTACGACCATAGATACGGTATCGCGCCAACTGAGTGGCAACGGAGATATCTTATCGATAACCGTGCGTCTGGCGTTGCGGGAGTCGCCGGTTCTGCTCGATGCTACCGCTCCACCGATACCATCTTTTGTACCGATAGCACTTGCGGCGGCCAACTCGTCGGGGAGTCCAGTCACGCTGATCTCAGCGGGGGTGTCCGCGCTTGCCGCGCAACCCGGTCCTTCCGGGCCCTCTGGACTAGCCTTGCTCTTCGGCGATATTCCCACCTCGACGATAGTCAGGAGTGCCCTGTGAGCAGCCAGCAATTCATCACGCATATAACCGCGAGCGGCGAGAGATGGGACTTACTCGCCTGGAATTACTATGGAGACCCAACGCAGTTCGGGCCCATCGTGATGGCGAATCCAATGGTTCCGATTGAGCCGGTATTTGAAGCCGGGATTCTCCTGCTGATTCCCATTCTGCAAGAGGCGAGCGTCGTCCCTGCTGATTTACCTCCGTGGAAGCAGATTACTTCGTAAGGCGGTAGGAAATGGTCGCAGCGTTCTTACAGCCGGTTCGTTCACCCCAGTGGGTTTTGATTTACCAGGGAATCAACATAACCGCCGACATTTCGACGATGGTACTGAGCGTCAGCTATACCGATCAGTTGTCGGAAGTGTCCGGCGAGGTGGAAGTCATTGTCGAGGATCATGCGCAACAGTGGCAATCGTCATGGTACCCGTCTTTGGGTGACGCACTTAATCTGACGATTGGGTATCGGGGCGAGGCGCTTTTGCCTTGCGGTGACTTTCAAGTAGACCAATTGGAACTGAGCGGCCCACCCGACACTTTTACCATTCGATGCCTTGCGGCCTACATCACCCCGGCGATGCGCACTCGTAATAGTGTGGGATACGAAAATCAGACCCTCCTTGGGATCGCGCAAACGATCGCGGGAAAATATGGACTGTCGATGGTGAGCGCGCCTGACGTGATCGATATTTCTTTCGAGAGGATCACGCAAAAATACGAAACCGACCTGGCCTTCCTGAAACGTCTGGCTTTCGAATACGATTATGATTTTACCATTCGCGGCTCGGTGCTGGTCTTTTATTCCCGGAGCATCCTGGAGGCCTTGCCTCCCCTCCAAACTGTAACCAGGACCGATCTCGCAACCTTCGAATTCCGCAATCGCAGCCATTCTACCTATTTGGCAGCCGCCATCGCTTATCATGATCCGAATACGAAGTCGCTCACTACTCAAAGCACTACAGCCACTGCTCCGATAGCGACCGGAGACACTCTTAAAATAGTTTCACGGTGCGAAAATGGACAGCAGGCGGCCCTGAAGGCGCAAGCGGCCTTACATGCTCGCGATATGTTTTTCATGGATGCTACCCTAGGCATGCCCGGCACCGTTACGATGGCTGCCGGCAGCACGATCGCCATATCAGGGTTTGGCGAGTTCGATGGCACCTACATTATACTTGTAGCTCGTCACCGCCTTGATCGCGCTCACGGATACATCACTCAAGTGGAGGTAACTCGTGTCTTCTGATCTATGCAATGGCGGGACGCGTGATCGATCGGCTCCATGCACCTCGGCATGTCGCCTTGGGATTGTTAAAGAGCAGGATCTGTCCTTGGGCCGGCTGAGGGTCGTCTTTACCGAGTTCGATCAGATGCTCAGCTATTGGCTTCCGGTGGTAGTGCCGAAGACTCAGAATGACAAGGCCTATTGGATACCGGACGTGGGCGAGCAGGTGGTCTGTCTGATGGACGCACGCGACGAAGACGGGGTGGTGCTCGGTGCGATCTATTCGCAGCCGGATAGCACGCCTGTGCAGAGCGCTGATAAGTTCCATCTTGGATTCAAGGATGGGACTACGCTGGAATACGACCGCGCTGCACATGTCCTGGGGCTTAACTTCAACGACATGAGCTCAATCAAGTATGATGGCGGCGCCCACGCGCTTAGCTTTAACTTCGAGGATCAGAGCGTTATCAAATATGACTCGGCGACTCACGCATTGCAAATGAACTTCAGCGACGGCACTGCGATTAAGTATGATGGCGCCGAACATGTGTTCTCGATTGTGGGTTGCAATGGCGCTTCGGTGACGATGAACGCGCCGGCGGGAATTTCGCTTCAGTCCGGCAATTCCTACGTGAACGTCTTTCCGGGTGGAGTGAGTATCAATCCCCCGTTGCAGTGACCTTAGGGATTATCTGGCATGAGTATCGATGCAGTTACGCTAGCAGACATCACTTCCGCGGATTGGTCGCTGAAACTGGACGCGATTGGTTCTGTGGTTCAGGGAATCGACGATATCGATCAATGCATAGCTATCATTCTGACTACACCGCAGGGATCCGATCCGTTGCGTCCGACTTTCGGGGCGGATTTATGGCAGTTCATCGATAACCCCATCAGCGTGGCCGTTCCTGCAATCGTACGCCAGGTTACGGCAGCGATCACGATATGGGAGCCTCGAGTGACTCTGCAATCGGTGAGCGTGGCACCCGCGAATGATAACAGCCCGCAGTCGGGCGCTCATTTGAATATCTCGGTAACCTGGCAACTAAAACTCGCCGGCCCATCGTCGCAATCGCGAACCACCGCGGTCGGCATTGCAGGAGGTGTGTGATGGGGCAGGGGATTCCTTCACTGCCGGCGCCGGTCTTCGTGAACGATGCGGACGGAACCAATCCTAATCTGGTTCTCGCGGACATGATCGCGGCCTTCGAGGCTTCAGCGGGGCGAACCTTGCAACCCGCCCAAGTGGAGCGATTGCTAATCGATCTTTATGCATATCGGGAATCGCTGGTGCGCAACGCGGTTCAATACGCAGGCCAGCAGAATCTAGTCGCATTCGCAGTGTTTCCGATGATCGATTACCTGGGTGCCCTGGTTGGTGTCACGCGACTGCAGGCGGAACCCGCAACCACAACTTTGCAGTTCACTCTCGCCAACGCATTAACGGTAGGCTACAGCATCGCAGCCGGAACCCAGGTGGGCAGCAGCGACGGTCAGACGGTATTCGCCACCACCTCAGAGGTAACGATCAATGCCGGTGCCACCACCGCTACTGTGAACGCGACTGCTACAGTCGCTGGGCTCGGCGCCAATGGCTTTCTGCCTGGTCAAATCAATGTCCTGCTCAATCCCAGCGCATTGCTTTCGGGAGCGACTAACACCACCACTACCTCTGGTGGTTCGGCGCCAGAAACGGATGATCATTTACGCACCAGAATTCAGGCCGCGCCGAACCAGTTTAGTTCGGCGGGTCCGGGCGGCGCGTACCGCTACTTTGCTCTGAGCGTCGATCCTTCGATCGTTGATGTGCAGGTAGTAAATTCTGCGCCGGGGACAGTGGAGGTATATGTACTCACCGGTCCTATCGTGGTGCAACCCGCTCCGGCGCCGAACTATGTAGGGGTAGCGGGCCCGTCACTACTTAGCGAGGTCCAGGCGGCGCTCAACGGCGATACCGTGAGACCCTTGACTGACACCGTCGTAACTTCTGCGGTAACTGAGGTTGACTATCAAATCAACGCGGTGGTGACTTTGTATTCTGATGCGGACCCGAACCAGACCATGACCGCTGCTTCCACAGCTATTCAGCAATATGCGATCGATATCGCATCAAAAATCCAGCGCGACCTGGTTCCGAGCCAGATTATCGCGGCGCTCTCAGTCGCGGGAGTCTATGAAGTGACCCTTAACTCGCCGACCTACACCCAACTGACGGCGGGCCAATGGGCCAACTGCACCAGTATTGCTCTTTCTCAGGCCGTAAGCACCGAGCATAGTTAGCCGATCGCCTCTATACGCAGGACTTGAGTAATGGCTGAGCTTCAGATTCCGCCTTCTATCGATGACACCCGCAGTCAGGCCCTGAAGGTACTGATTGAAAGGTTGGATGCGCTCGATCTGAGCCCTATGCTGGTCTATCGGATCGATTCTGTGCCGGCCAGCGCGCTGCCATATCTAGCATGGCAATTCGATATCATATCTCCGCTGTGGCAAGCCGTCGCGCCAGTTATCCAGAGCGTCGATACGATCACGGACGTAGATGCGTTGATCGATATCGATACCCTCACCGAGGGACCGTCGGCGGTCGGGCTGCAGGCAAGCGATGTAATTGCCGCTCAGCGGTCGCTGGTGAAGATGGCCATCCAGCTTCATCGCTTCAGAGGGACGGCCTGGTCGATCAAGAACGCGCTCGCGATACTAGGTTGGAGTTGCGTATCGATTGCCGAGGGACAGGCCAGCTGGGGCGGCACTCAGTATCCGTCCGATGAAGGTTGGGCGGTTTTCCGCGTGATGATCCAGCTTCAATCCGGTCAAACCCTGGATCCCAGTGCGCCAGGCATCGCAACCGCTGCGGTAAACTTCTTCAAACCCGCCCGCTCGCTGCTCGACTCCCTCATCTTTGTATTGCCGGCACAGCTCGATAGCGCGCCGACACCGAGCGACAGCCTGAGCATGGGTGGCATCGGGACCTATGAAGTCGATACTGCTCCGTCGCCGTCCGACACGGCGCTATCGATCGCGATTACGATGCCGCCCTTCGGTGACTCCTATGGCCCCGCGGCGCCGCTTTACTCCGCACACTACCTTCATAGCGGGATCACCTATGGCGCGAATGAGCCGGTAGTCGCGGACTCGGCCCTGATCCTGAACGGTATAGCCGTGCTTCAAGGCTGATAGTATCGCCAGCGGCGCCGAGTGCTCCCTTCTCGCATATCTTCTGACGTTGGAGGAATTAATGAAGTCGTCGAATGAGCTGCTGATATCGGTTGTATCGCGATGGTCCAGAAATACCCGGCCGCGCGGGATGGTTTCGCTCAGTGTATTCGAACATGGACGTCTCATCGCCAAAAGCGAGGGGCACAACTTGTTCGTCAACGCCGGCCTGCCCGCCCTGGCAGCTCTGATGGGCGGTGACACGAGCGGGGAGTTTGCCGCTGCCATTGGATTCGGCTCGGGCTCTGCCGCGCCGACCGTGGCCGACACCGCGCTTACGACGCCGGCTTACTATAAGTCTCTCGACTCCCACTCTGAGGATGGCGCCGGCAGTGTAACACTCAACTGGAGCCTGGGCGTTGCCGATACCGGCGCGATAGGAATCAACATCCAGGAATTGGGACTCTTCGCCAACAAAACCAGCGTGACCCTTCCTGGCACGACCCAGCCCACCCCGATGCTCGCGCATAAGACCATCAGCCCTATCTTGTTTACCTCGAGCATGAGTCTGAGTGGTATCTGGACATTGACTTTCTAG